AAAATCCATTGACCTTCCGTATAATTATGTTTTTTACCTGAATACTTTGCTGCGGTACCTGCAGGTGGCATGGCCATAATTTTATCAAATGTAGTTTTATCAACAACACCTGTTTCAGATAACTTATATTTCTTTTGAAAACTTTTAACCGCCGCTTCTGTTCCAGTTCCAAACCCACCTTTAGTACTAATACCTAATCTTGTTTGTATTGCAACAACATCAGGACCTGTACTTTTAAGTGTTAAATCTCTTGTGTATCCTGTTGCCGATGGTACCACAGGATCCTTCAATAACATTATTGCCTTATAGGTAGTTTCATCAACATCTCCCGTAACCGGTAAACCATTATCCTTTTGGAATTTTTCAACCGCAGCTTTTGTTCCAGTACCATAACCACCTACAGTACTAATACCTAATTTTGTTTGTATTGCAACTACATCAGGACCTGTCTGTAGTTTGCCCTTAACATACTTTAATTCTACCTCAGTTAATAAATTATATCTAAATCCTTTTATATTCTCGAATTGTATACTTTGATTACTTTTACCATCATCTTCAATATCAGGATCGGTGGTTAAAACAATTTTAGTTTGGTCTTTGACTCCCGAAGTAAAAATAGATCCAGATAAAGCAGCACTATAATTCCAAACATTAGTTGACAGTGAGTGTTGTATTTTTTTATCATTACAATCGAAACTAAGAATCTCACCACTAAGGGTATCTTTTTGAACACCTGTGTCCGTTCCATCAACCCCAACTTTTGCAACACCATAAATAAATTTGTTAATTGTTGAATTTAAAACATCTAATTTATACCCCACACCACTAGGTAAAGGTACTTGTGTATTAATTTTTGCAGGATGATCGGTTATACATTTATAACCGTTAAATGATACACTATTTTGTCCACCACCACCAATTGTAAATTTAGGACCTTCACATTTCCATCCTGATTTTTTATACTCATCAACAGTATTAAAACCACATTTTTTTGCGGCCAATAATAAATCAGCGTCTTTTTTTTCTGTTTGTTTTTTTAATTCTTCGTCGTATGTTTTTTGATATTTTTCACTTATTGATACAGAATTTTTTAATAAACCAAGTATAGGGTTTAAAACATAAATTCTATAATCACCAGAACCTACCCCATTCCATGATTTTTCAACAAAAAATTTGTCATATCCTTTCGATTTTGCTTCCTCATTTGCGGCACAAAAACTAGGGAAATTGGATAAACTTTTAATTTGAGCAGCAACCACATCTTCATCGGTATCAGTATAACTATATTGAGTGGATATTTTGTCAACAACTGAAGATATTGTACTTTCACTTATTGTCGCACCCATACCTCCATTTGCACAAAGATCAACTATACTTTGACCCCATTTAGTTAGATCAATACCATAATTAACACTTGGTGGATTTGTTTGTAAACTTTTAGCCGCAGTATAACTTTTATTACCAACACAAAAACCACCAGATGGACATTTTTCTGGTGCTTTATCATCTTCATTTAACAAACGACGATTCTCATTTAGACTTTGTCTAACAATATTTTTTATAAAACTATCTGTAATTCTTTTCATATCTTATCCCATTAACGCATTTTTTATGGCCTTAACCGTTAAAATTCCCATTTTACCGTCAGGATCTAAACCTGCACTTTTATTGGTGTTTAACCAATTTTGTATATCTAAAGTGGTATAATTTTGAGTTTGTTCTAACAAAACATTGGTCTTTACGCCATGTTTGTTTAATATATCTCTGATCTCACTTTCCGTCAATTTTAATTTAGGTAACATAAGTATTGCTTATTAAATTTATTTTATTATATAAATATAACCATATAATAAAAAATAAATAAAAAAAGGGAACCGAAGTTCCCATTTTAGGCCCGACATTGGATATATGTCTGACTCCACCACCTTGTTTTTCTAAACAAGGAAACAATTATTTTGTTACCAACGCTTCGATCTTACTTTTAACTTGTTCAGTCAAAGAAACCTCTTTAACGTTTGTAAAGATAACAGAGTCTTTCAAAACTTTACTTGGGATATGTACCAAGAATGTATCTCCGTTGAAGAAACTTAAGTCTTCGTCTAATACCAATGCTCCGTGCACCATCTTCAAAAAGATTTTGAATTGTGTCTGATCCATGAATGTCTCGTTGATTAAATCACCGAACTTATCACTAACTACTTTTATGTTGAAACCCGTCTTATTCATATAACAAAGATACTAAATTATTTTACAATAACAAATTTTCTACCCACTTTTTTTAATGTACCAACAAAATCATTTTTGGGATCAATACCTGACCAAAAACCAGATCCGTCAGTCCAAACACCACGTTTATTGTTTTTGAAAACGGTTTCACCTTCAAATATAATATAATCAGGTTGATCATTTTCAGTCAAAGCGTACGCTCTTGTCATTTCTCTACTCTCAGATGGTGAGTAACTACCTGACCAATCTTGTCGACATAAAAATGTTGCTTGTCCAACAATTACTTCTTGCCCATCAAGGGTTGCTTTCCTGTTGAATTTTTTCTTGAATGTGTTAATGTAAGTTCCCATAGTTATATAATTCTTTCTTTCCAAATACGATTTAATTCATCTTCTTCAATTCTCTGACTAAGATCAGAGAACATATTTGTTAACACCTTCACAAAACGAATTCTTTGACTCGCTAATTCAGGGTTAAATCCCATCTCAATAAGTGAATCACTTAGGTGGCTATTTACTACAATGTATAAAGGAATTGAACTCATATATTTCTTATTTCTACAAATATACAAATAAAAATGACACGGCATAAAAAATCCCATACTTTTTTCTCAAAAAACATGGGATTAATATTGATAAACCAATTTGTTCGTAGAAAGGAAGGGTATTGGTTGTTTTTGTGTATTATAAATACATTTTAATTAACGAAAAGTCAAAAAATTTTTGTGTTTAAGATAATATTTTTGTTAAAATCTTAAATAATTCATCATTTTTATCTACAGGTAGATCATCTATCGTAAAAAAACCACAATCTGAATGTTCATGACCATCTTGTGCCTTATCTAAATTTGGCATCTTTTTTACGTCAGATTCATATAAATAGACATAAATCAAACCTTTTGGTTCACCTTCTTCATCTTTCTTAGTGATAAATCCAATTAAACTTATTTCCTCTTCAATCTTAATATTTGTCTCTTCATAAAATTCACGATAAGCACAATCTCTTGGTGTTTCATTTGCCTCCAAATGCCCCGTTGGGATAAACCATTTACCTGCATAAGTTTCGTGGTCAGCTCGTTTACATAACAGAACTTTATTATCATATTTTAATATTACACCTGAACTTCTATCTGATTTCATTATAAGAATATATTTATAAGTATATGGAGTTAATAGTAAATAATAATTTATTCAATGTCAAATGTGTGATGACCAGCAAAGACGTACAAAAAGGTATGATGGGTAAAAAATTTGACAAAAGTTTTGACGGTATGTTATTCATAATGAAGAATGGTAATCATTCTTTTTGGATGAAGAACTGTATTATACCTTTGGATATAATTTTTATTAAGGATAATAAAATTACCAAAATACATAACAATTGTAAACCATGTAAAAAACCTGAGTGTGATCGTTACACAGGTAGTGGTGATATGATATTAGAACTCAAAGGTGGTACCTGTATTAAATATGATATTACCGAAGGTGATACCATTATGTTACAAGATTAATCTTTTATTTTATCTATTATTTGGTCTGAATCTCATTTGGTTTGATTTTACTGCCGACTTCGGGAATCTTAATCCTTGTCCTTGTTTTCTAGCGTTTCCTAATGACCTTGATCGTTCCGTCATTTCAACCTCAAAATTTGGTTCGTATCTATCACCACCATCTTCATTAATTTTTTCTTTCAAAACTCTAACAAATTCATTCTGTACCATCTTAGTAAATTTAACATAAGGTGAATCATCCGACTCTTCATTATATTTGTACTTACCTTCAGGTGGTCTCTTAGATCTCCCTAAATAACTTAAACCAGAAATATTAGTAATACATTTATGTCCTCCACTATTGGCTTGAATTAAATCCCAAGCATTTACACTAATTGAATCTAACATTCTCATTTCTTTATCCGTTAAATCACTGAAAGGTTTTCTCATTGCAGTATCAACATCCTCAAGAATATCTTCCCCATCAGCCATTTGTTTAAATTCTTTACCATATAGTGCGTTAAAATCTCTGAATGTAAAACCAACAGATTGTTCACCAAAACCTTTTCCTGATTCAGATATCCATTTTATTGTGGATAAAGGAATATCCTTATCTTGTAGTTGTCCTTTCCACTTGTTTAAGACCTCATCTTTGATGTCACCCAAGTTTACACCTTTAAGTGCTCTTTCTTTCTTAAATGGATTACAAGACGCTTGTACTAACCCTAATGGCCAAGCAATTACTATAAAATCAGCATCAGGATTATTTCTGAATGGTGTGTATCTATCATACGATCCTGGTTTCATCATACTACCACCACCATACTGAACTATAATTTTATCATCAACCTTAACATTCTTATGAGTTTTCATTGTTTGAACATAATTCTCTTTGTTTTTTTCCAAAGATTCTACATCAGCATAATTTTTTTCTTTGATCTGAGATCTAATGTTCAATAAAATACTTAATAAAGATGGGTTTGCATTCATTACAATATTTTCCAAGAACCCTGGTTTGTTTTTGAACGCTAGTAATAATTTATTTGCAACCATACCCATTACCATTTTGTTTCTTTGTAATGATTTATCTTTATCTACTTTAAACAAATAGTTCATTACTTCTTCAGGACTAATGTCATGTTGTGCATAATTTGCCGAGTCAACCGTAGATATCAAAGTAATATCATCAAAAGGGAAAATATCTCTTGGAGATACTGTTTGGGAAATTGTTTCAACGTTAGATCTTGAAGATTTAAAATTAGTTGAGGTACCTTGTTCAACACCAGCTTGAGTGTCATGGTGATCCGTATGTATAATAAACATTGGTTTTCCATGGGCAAAGTCAACTAACACCGGCATCACATCACCTTCAGCATCTAATTTTTTAATAGCAAATTCTTTATCACCATACTGAATGATTTCGGAATCAACTACTTTGATCCCATTTTGTTCTAAGTAACTTTTCATACCTAAAGCAGTGGTTACACCATCTAAATCTTGGTGAAAATATATTTTAGCCTCAGGATATCTTTTAGCCAATTCCCTGATGTTTCTTATTCCCGATTCTGTTATTAACTTTTTCTTCATAGTTATAAATAGTTTTCAACAAAAAAAAGTTTGAAGTTCCGATGTTTTTATGTAAATTTACTTAAATCAATTAAAATTTATATTATGAAGGAGAAAATCACAAATTTTTTAGAAAAAAGAAAATCAACATTTAAGTCTATGGGTGTTGTAATTTTTGTTGCGGCATCACTATTAGGTGGGTTCTCAATGGGTTATCTTTATAACCAACAATACGGTCCAAAAAAACCTACTATTGAAATGGTTAAGGTTAACAGGTCACAGGTTAATTTGGCAATAGATGAACATAATCATCTGATCGTGATCGACAAAACCACAGGTGACTATACGGTTTACCAAGATTCAATTGGTATGTCAATCTTTAAACTTTACGCTAAGAACATTTATATTGACCAAACAAAATAAGAAACTATGAATATCCTCAAATTAACAAAAATAACTTATCTTGGTTTATGTGTTGGGGTATTCATTTTTTTTGGTTCCATGTCCAATGTTAAAACTTCGGATGATTCTGTTTTTACAGACTTAAATGATTATTCAACTATTCAATCCCCTACATCAATGAGAATGTATGAACTAATTGAAAAATATAGTACTGAATATCACATCCCAAGATACATCGCATATAATGTAGCATACATGGAAACAAGATACTTGGGACCCTTCCATTGGAACTATAACCCTTATCAAGAATCTTTTGCAGGTGCGGTTGGTCCGATGCAAATTATGCCTTCAACGTCTGATTATATTAATAAAGTTAATTACGGGAAAAAAAGATTAACCAATGATATAAGATTGAATGTTGAAACAAGTATGAAGTTACTTAATAGATTGTACGCTAAATACAAAGATTGGTCTATTGTGTGCGGATGTTATAACACAGGAAGACCATTGGTTAATGATTACGCACGATATTGTGCAAGTAATTATAATTTTAAAAATAAGTGGGTTACAATTAATTAAAATTCACAAATAGTGTGATCCCCAACCATATTGTCGTATTCGTCTTCCATCGTAATAAATACTAAGTAAAAAGGAAAACTCCCACTGATTATAGTGGGAGTTCTTTTATTTGTTCTAATGCCTTGAAATAATTAATCCTTGTCTCGGCAATTTGTTTGTAATTTTCACTTAACTCAATACCTAACCATCTACGTTCTAATATCTGAGCCGCAACTAATGTTGTCCCTGATCCCGCAAATGGGTCCAATATTACATCGTTTTTGTAGGATAGTATTTTAATCGCTTTGGTGGGTATGTCCATTGAGAAGGTCGCCTTGGTGAGTGATTTAGTATCTGCAAAGTAATTCCACTGACCAAACACAAGCTCCATAAACTCTTTCTTATCCGTTTCCTCATATACAACTTTCTTTTTTATGGTTCCGTCCTCCTGTTCAATTTCAGTCGGCGTACCTTTCCACTGAGGTTCTCCTTTAACCTTTTTGATGTGGTGTTTTTTGTATGCCAATATAACACACTCCTTTGGGTTATAAATATATGGTGAACTAGGACTCATCCAAGAACCCCACGCAGTAGTTTTACTTCTATGTGGCGACTGTTCTTCAAGATCAACGATACCAAAGAACCCAAATCCAATTTCTTTCATTATCTGATACATCTCAGAAACGAAGAAGATTCGACCACCTTTTTTCTGACGATTGATTTCATACGGAATATTCAAGGCAATTCTTCCATCATCTTTTAGTACGTTGTAAGCTTCGGTTAACCAATTTTTTGCAAATACCAAATACTCATCAAATTCAACATCGTCGTCGTGTACATCATAAGCAATACCAACACCATATGGAGGTGATGTGCAAATTAAGTCCACAGATCCTTCAGGTAATGTTTTCATTACCTCAACACAATCCCCGTTTATTATTTTCCCTGTTTCTATCATTTCTTTAATTTATTGTTTCTAAATAATCCCACACATTGTTTGAAAACTCCTCGAACATATCCCCATCTTCATCTTCAGATAGGTCAACAATATCTTGGTCCACACAAAAATCTACAATTATTCCATGTAATTCCCCAAGTGTTTGTTCATCATTTTTTAATCCCTCATATTGATCCTGAATATGATTCTTTTGTGTTAAAGTTAATTCCATATTTACTTATTGTTTTTGTATTGATTCTCTAAGTAATCAAATAAATTCAAGAACTTAGGTATTTCAACTCGTTTATTAATATAATATTTTTTCATTTTATCACAGTATAAACCATACCTTCTATCATGACCTAAACGATCCTCAACGTGTTTAACATTCACATCTTTACCCAAAATATAGGATATTTTTTTCACAATATCCATATTACTTACTCTAAATGACGTACCAATATTAAATGTCTCATTTACAATTTCATCATCAAACATTAAATCACAAATCACCTTTACGTTATCGTAAACATACATCCATTCTCTTATTTGTTCCCCATCACCATATACCGGTATTTCTTTGTTTTCCATGATTGATTTAGCAATCTTAGGTAAAAATTTTTCATCAAACTGATGTTCCCCAAAATTATTGCAAGTTCTTGTTATTAGGTACGGTAAACCATATGTTCTATTTGCCGATAAGACTAAGAGATCAGATGCCGCCTTTGTTGCGGAATAATATGAACTAGGTTTTATTCCTTCTTCCTCTGAGGCGGTATGGTTTAATGTAAAATGATCTGCCATATCACCATATACTTCGTCCGTTGAGATGTGTATAAACTTTTTAAGTTTTTTGTTTTTTCTTGAGATCTCCAATAAATTAAATGTCCCTTCAACATTTGTTTTCACAAAGGGTAAACCATTTGTTATTGAATTATCAACATGGGATTCGGCAGCAAAGTGTACTATGTAATCATACGCACCCAAATCCATTTCAGTAACGTCACATATATCTTTATGTAAAAAAGGTACACTATGTTTAACATTCTTTCTTTTACCAGCATATGTGAGTTTATCAACACAAAGAACTTCACAGTCAAAGTTATCCATTAAATGATTTATAAAGGCGGAACCTATAAATCCTAAACCACCTGTAACTATTATTCTCATTTTTTTTCCAATGTTTCAATATGATGTTCTAAATACCATAACGCCTTTTTAAGGTCCTGTAATTCTTTATCCGAATCTTTCTTACCTGCCCTTGATATATACTTTACCGTATTTCCTAATGAGAATCCTAATTCCCAAGCGTCAATTACTTTGATTGCTTCATAAGGGTTATCTTCTCCTCCGTAATGTTGGGGGTGATTTACTTGTTCCATTTTTGGTGGAGGACACATACAAAGTACGTTAGCTCCACAT